AATAAAAAAGCTAGAATACTTTCTAATGCTACATGGGTTATGGACCATATATATTACCCAATTAATTGGAGAGATAAGTGGCCAGAGTATTATAACGCTATGGTGAAGTATCAAAGAGAAGGTAAGAATAAACATGATGACGCTCCGGATGCAACAACAGGAGTGTCAGAGAAGATAAATAAATCGAGTGGTATGTCAGTATTAAAATAAGGAGGTGCTAATTTGGGATTTTTGAATAGTTTAATAAAGCCTAGTAATCCAGCAATGACACAAGAACAGATAATAAATAAGCATATACAAGACTTTGAAAGTAGTCAAAAGAGAACCGATATGCTTATAGGTGAGAAATACTATGACAATGAAAATGATATTAAGCAAAGAAAAATGTATAAGTATATTGATGGGCAAAAGGTAGAAGATAAGGAAAGACCTAATAACAAATTAAGTCATGGATTTGCTAATCTATTAGTTGATGAAAAGGTAAGTTACTTATTAGGTACAAGCCCAAAGGTTACCGCAGATGATGAACAATTTCAAAAGAAACTTATAGAGATACTAGACTATAAATTTGGTGATAAACTTCAGGAGATAGGAGTTGAAGCAAGTAATAAAAGTATAGCCTGGCTTCAACCATATATAAATAATACGGGAGAATTAAAGTTTAGAAAACATGAAAGTGAACAAATAATACCTATATATAAAGACAATACTAAGGAAGAAATTGAAGCCATTATAAGATTTTATTATGTTGAAACTTATGAAGGAGATAAAAAGACTGATGTTAAAAAGGTTGAATATTGGACTAAAGATACAGTAACTTATTACACAGATTACAAAGGAAGCCTTATTCAAGATATAGAAGCTCCAGGAGAAGGGGAATCAACAGGACACTTTTTAGTTAATGGAGAATACCAAAGTTGGGGCAAAGTTCCCTTTATACCATTTCGTAATAATTCAAGAGAAAAGAATGATTTAACTTTTTTCAAGGATCTAATAGATGATTATGATAAAAACACCTCGGATACATCTAACACACTAGATGATATAGCGAGGTTTATTTATGTCTTAAAAAATTATGGAGGTACTGACCTAGATGAGTTCCTTAATGATTTAAAACTCTATAAAGTAGTTAAAGTTGATGATGAAGGCGGAGTAGATAAGTTAAGTCCGGACATAGATATAGAAGCAGTTGAGAGACATTTAGATAGATTAAAGAAGGATATTTATACATTTGGGAAAGGTGTAGATAAAGACACAGACAGATTTGGGAATAGTCCTAGTGGAATAGCTCTTAAGTTTTTATATTCAGCTTTAGATTTAAAGTGTGACCAGATGGAGAGAAAATTTAAAAATGCTTTTGATGAATTATTTTGGTTTATTGCTTTATATTTAAAAGTGAGTAACAAAGGATCGTATGATCATAAAACTGCTAAGGTTACATTTGTTAGAAATATGCTTATAAATACATCAGATGCTATTAAAAATGTTAGTGATTCACAAGGAATAATATCTAAGAAAACACAATTAGAAAATCATCCTTTTGTTTCAGATGTAGCAGAAGAATTACAACGGTTAAAAGAAGAAGAAAATATTAATTTACCATTCCAGGATAAGATACCTACGGAAGATGGTGGGGTAGATGAAGAATAGTGAGTACTGGGAAAAGAGAATAGCAAATAATACATGGAAAACTTATAATAGCTTAGAAGAAAAGAATAGAGCCTTATTAGAAATGTACCAAGAAGCAAGTTTAAATATTTCTGATGAATTGTATAGAGTTGCTGAAAAGATGAAAACTTCAACACCTATGCTTTCAGACATGCATAAGTTTAATAGACTTACTAAGCTTAAAAAGAATATAGAAAATATAATAGGTGAACTTGGGGAAGAGGTTCAAAAGTTTTATATAAATAATGCAACAGAAGGATTTAAAGAGACATATAAGAACATAAGAGTGTCATTAGGTGATTTAAAATTTACTGAGCCACCTAAAAAGCTTATGGAACAATTATTAAGAAAACAATGGGAAGGAAGTAATTTTTCTACTAGACTATGGAAGAATACACAGGTATTAGTTACAAATTTAAACGATATATTAACTAATGGACTTATACAGGGGAAAACAATAACAGAAATGGCTATACAATTAAATAATGCAATGAATACAGGCTTTAATATATGCCATAGATTAGTAAGAAGTGAAACCATGCACTATTTAAATGAAAGTTCTTTAAGAGCTTATATAGATAGTGGAGTTAAGAAAGTTCAATTGTGGGCAGCAGTAGATGAAAGGACTTGTCCTAGGTGTGGCGTAAAGCATGGGAATCCATATATAATAAGGGATGCTCCAGTATTACCATTACACGCTAACTGTAGATGTACTTATATACCTATAATTGATGGATTAAATGACAATAAAAATGATATAATTAATAATAAGACAGAATTTAAAAATGCTATAGATATTAAAGAAGCTGAAAGGTGGGCTACGGATAATCTTAAACTTAAAAATGTTAGTTATAAAGGAATTGACATAGGAGTAGCGAATTATATTAATAAATCTATGAATGATATTTATAGTAAGTATCCAATATTAAGCGGATTTGTGCAAGATATAAAAACAGATGGAAGAGCTTCAGCCCCAGCAAGCGCAAGTATAAGCTTTAAAGATGGAGTGCTTAATACAAAACTTACTTTATCAAAGAAAGATTTAGGAGATTTAAAATCTATTGATGAAATGATTAAAAGATGTGTTGATGATAAGTGGTGGACTCCTAAAGATGGGGTGAAAGGAATAATAGAACATGAGATGGGGCACATGATAGAGTATGCTACAACTTTAAAGAAATATGGCGTAATAAATGAAAATAAAGAATTAGTTGATCTAACTAATTTAAGATTAGCCTTTGGCAATATAAAGAATGGTGAGTTATCTAAGAATATAAAAATGGAAGCTTTAAATAATTTAATGATACTAAATACTAAAAAGAATGTTAAAGAACATTTAAGTGACTATGCTAATCACAGCACACTTGAATTTCTAGCAGAGGCAGTTTCTGAACATAATCCAAGACCTTTAGCTAAAGAAGCAGTAAAGATATTGAAAGAAAAATTAAAGGAGGTATGGAAATGATAGCAATACCAAAAGAACTTACGGGAATGGTTGAGTATGATGAAAATGATAATAGAATTTTAAAAGATGGAGCTACCGAAGAACAAAAAAGAATTTTCAAAGAGTTTTTTAACTTATTAGAATCAGAAAAGTTGACAGATACAATAATAGAGTATGAAGAATAAGAGGTGTTTTGAGTGAAAATAATATGCGATTCATGCAATAAAGAGTTTGTAATGAAACAGGAAATGCTTAAAGAAAAGTATCTAGGAGCAATGTACACAGAAACATATTATAATTGTCCTAAATGCAGGAAGAAATACCTAGTATGTATCATGGATTCTAAGTGCATGAAATTAAAAAGAAAAATAAAAGAAAATAGTTTAGCACGATTTAACACAACAAAAGATATTGAAACAGTTTTAATAGATAAGAAGATAGATAAATTACAACAAGAGCTTAAAATAGAAATGAATAGAATAAATGGTAGATAGCACGTACTAAGTAAAAATAGTAGGTGCTTTTATTATACCAAAAGTGGGGCGATAATAAGTGGGAATGGATAAGAATAATAAGGAAAAGTTAAACGAGGTTTATGTATTTGATGATAAGGGTCCAGGTGGAGCCAATCATGTTTATATGATATGTAAAAAAGATAAAGATATTTTAGACAGTGTACTAGTAGATATAAATTTTCAAAAAGGACCTCGTAAAGAAGGAAGTTCAACCAATGGTATAGCTAATGAAGATCTATTAGAGATAGTAAGGCATAGATTACAATGTTTTCAAGAAGGCCCTTATTCAAGCAGAGAAAACGCATGTGCATTAACTCATATAGAAGAAGCTCTAATGTGGCTTAATAGAAGAGTTGAAGATAGAATAGAGCGTAATGTTTTAGGCACAAATAATAAATAAGGAATGATATAAGTGAAATATAGAAAAAAGCCAGTAGTTATAGAAGCTAAACAGTGGAATGAAGATAACACAGCAGAAATACTTAATTGGTTAGGCGATATTGGTATAGGGTATATGAAAAACAGTGTAGTAACATATATAGATATAAAAACATTAGAAGGATATATAACAGCTAGCCCAAAGGACTATATTATAAAAGGTGTAAATGGAGAGTTTTATCCATGTAAACCAGATATATTTAAAAAGACCTATGAATTAGTTGAATGAAGCTTTAGAAATAAGGCTTTTTTATTTTGTCTTTTTAACTTTATTAAAGACGTAAAAAAAATAAATAAGTAACTATATTTGTGAAGCTAAACACGTATAAAAGCGTAGATATAGGAGGATTAGCATGGAAGAATTATTAAAAAAACTAGGTTACACAGATGAACAAATACAGAAGATTATAGGAGGGATGAAGGAAAACAAAATATATACAACTACAGAAGAAAAGATAGAGGAAAGATACAACAAGCTTAAAGAGCAAAAGGTTGCACTAGATGAACAAATAAAGACAGCTAATGTAACTATTGAGGACCTTAAGAAGAATAATACTGACAACGAAACTCTTCAATCTAAGATAGGAGAATATGAATCTAAGGTTAGCGACTATGAAAAACAAATACAAGATATGCAATTTAATTATGCAGTAGATGGAGCTTTAAAGGGTGCTAATGTGAGAAATACAAAGGCTATTAAGGCTCTTTTGAACATGGACAATGTAAAGCTTGATGGTGAAAATATATTAGGTCTTACAGAACAGTTAGAAACATTAAAGAAAAGTGATGCATATTTATTTGAGACTACCGTAACTGGTAATGAACCAACAGATGGAAATAGTAATCCAACACCACAAGATACAACAGATTTAAGAAGTGCATTAGCACAAAAATATCAATAAAGGAAAGGTGATATAATATGGCAATTACATTACAAGAAGCAAAAGTATCAATGGCTGATAAAGTAGATCAAATGGTTATAGATGAATTTAGAAGGAGTTCTTTACTATTAGATAAATTAATATTTGATGATGCAGTTTCTCCCGGAACTGGGGGAAGTACTTTAACTTATGGGTATACTAGATTAAAAACCCCAACACAAGCACAATTTAGGGAAATTAATAAAGAATATACAGCACAAGAAGCTAAGAGAGAAAAGCATACTGTAGACTTAAAGGTATTTGGTGGAGCTTTTGAATTAGATAGAATATTAGCTAATACTTCTGGTGCAGTAGATGAAGTTGACTTCCAACTTAAAGAAAAAATTAAAGCTGCAAGTAACTTATTTCATTACACTGTTATTAATGGTGACAGCGCAGTAGATTCAAAGGCTTTTGATGGATTAGATAAGGCATTAGTTAATAGTTCTACTGAATTAAATAAAGATAAGGTCATTGACCTTTCAACTTCTGCAGCAGTGGACGCAAACTACAAAGACTTCCTTGATATATTAGACGAGTTTCTATCTGAACTGGACGGCACTCCTAATATGTTAATGGGTAATGGCAAACTTATGGCTAAAATTAGAGCATGTGCCAGAAGAGCTGGTTACTTAACTAAAACAGAGGACGGATTTGGTAAGCAAGTGGATGCATATAATAATATTCCATTACTAGATTTAGGTTACTATGTAGATAATGCTGGTACCATACCTACTGTTAAAATCCAAAAAAGAACAGTTAATAGTTCTGAAGCTGATGGACTTACAGATTTATTCGCAACTAATATTAATTTAGGCGGTTTCCATGGTGTTACCGTTAAGGGAGATAAAATTATAAAAACATACCTTCCAGATTTAAACGCACCAGGAGCAGTTAAGACCGGTGAAGTTGAAATGGTTGCAGCAGTAGCATTAAAAAATTCTAGATCAGCAGGAGTTTTAAGAAATATAAAAGTAAGATAGTTAGGAGTGGGTTTTATGCCTAAGTATAAAATATTAGCCCCAAATAAAGAATACACTGGCATTAGTGCTAGTGTTTCTTTTATTAAGGGGGAAGGAATTACAGAAGATAAATGGTTGGTTGATTGGTTTAAAAATAAAGGGTATGAAGTTATAAATGAAGATGTGGAAGAAGATGTGGAAGAAGATAAGGAAGAAGGTACATCGGAGAACTTAACAGTAAAAGAGCTCAAGGAATTAGCAAAGAGCAAAGGTATAGAAGGGTACTCTGATATGAAGAAAGAGGAATTAATAAAAGCTTTAGAAGGTGTTAAAGATGCTAAACAAGATTAAAATAGCTCTTCCAATGTCTACAGCAGATACTTCAAAAGATGATTTATTAAATCTAATGATAGAAGATGTGCAGGAGTTTATTCTTAACTATTGTAATATTAAAGAACTTCCTGGAAAGGCTGAGAGTTTAATAAGAAGGATTGTAGTTATTAGGTGTAATATTATGGGTTCAGAGGGCTTAAGTTCTGAAAGTTATAGCGGAATATCACAATCATTTATAGATGGACTTCCTAAAGATATTAAACAAGAACTTGGAGCTATAAGGAAGGTGAAATTTAATGCCTAGTATTAATAGAGATATGGAGCCTATTTTATTAGAAACTAAGATTAAAACTAGAACACCTTCAGGAGCTACAAAAGAAGAATGGAAAGAAAGCAACACTATTGAAGTGGCTATTTATGATATAGATGATAGGATTAATACACAGAGTGTTAAATTTAATGATTCTAGCCATACTGGACTTACTAGACATAAGGATATTAAAGAAGGAATAAATAGGCTTAGAAAAGGCGATACGGTATATAACATACTATCTGCTAAGACTAAAGGAAGATTGACCCAACTTTATCTAAAGGTAGTTGATACTAATGTCTAGTGATAATAGAGAATTCCAAAGAAGTTTAGAGAAAACAACTTATAAACAGATAATGAAGGTATTTAAAAATGCAGAAAAGGCTTGCACTTTTTTAGAAGGTGAAGGTAAAAAAAATTGCCCAGTTGACCAAGGGCCTTTAAGAGCTGCTATGTTCCATGATGTAAAGTTAACAACTACTGAAATAGTGGGAAGTGTAGCTAATAGCATGGAATATGCCCCATATGTACACCAGGGTACTGGAATATATGCTAAAGATGGTAATGGTAGAAAAACACCTTGGAAGTATAAAGCAGCAAATGGGAAGTATGCAGGTTGGCATATTACAAAAGGACAGAAGCCCAATCCATTTTTAGAAAAAGCAAAGCTTAACAATAAAGATAAAATAAATAATATACTAGGAGGTGATTAGTAGTGGAGATAGATATTAAAGAATATTTAAATACCAATAAAGAGTTAACTAATTTAATAGGAAATGATAGATTTTTCCCTATATTCACTACGGATACTGAGAAACCTTCTATAGTATATACTTTTACTCCTATAAATGGAGGACATATCAAACAAAGCCAATTAGAATTAAAAATTATATGGTCTGATTATGACCAGGTAAAAGAGATAGAAACAAATATAAATAAAATTATGGATATGGAAGAGGATAAACCCTTTATTGTTTATGGGAACACTTATTTTAGAAGTTCTCTAAGTGGTGGGGGGCTTTTATTTAGAGATGATTTACAGATGTATGAAGATACATTAATGTTTATAATAACATGGAGGTGTAATAATGGCTAAGGACGAGATATTATTAGGTGCTGGCGAACTATATATGTATGAGTTTAAGGGAGATAAAATCCCAGAACACACAGAAATAGAAACTGAGGAACATAATGTTGGCCATACTTCAGGTGGTGCAAGTATAGACTATAAGCCAGAAAAGTATGACGTTAAAAATAGTTATGGTAAGACGGTAAGAAGTTTTATAACAAAAGAAGATTTGACCTTTAAAACTGGACTTCTTACATGGAATATGAAGAATATATCCTTGCTTTCTACAGCTAAGGTTACTATTAGTGATGATAAAAGGAGTAGGAAACTTACTTTTGGTGGGGGTGGTTCTCTAAAAAATGTTCTTATAAGATTTGTACACACAAAAGAAGGAGACAAAAAACTAAGATTTACCATGATAGGTCAAGGTGGTAATGGATTTGCTATGGAATTTGGGGAGAAAGAGGTTGTTGTTGATAGTGAAATAGCAGCTATTGAGTATATAAAAAACTTCCTGGCTGAATTTGAAGAAGAATTAGAAGATGAAGAAATTACAGGATAAATAAATTTAAATATATTATCAGGGGCCTTTGAGTAAGGGCCTCTTTAATTTTAGGAGGGAAAATAATGCTAATAGATTTAGATAAATATATAAACAGAACAATAGATTTTAAGATAAATGGTGAGTTAATAAAGGTTCAAGAGTTAACTCCATCATTATTTAAAAAAGTAAGCGAGTATGAAATGACAGAAGATCCAGAGAAGATATATGAAAAGCAAGTGGATTTAGTAACAGAAATGCTTAATAGAAACACCAGTGGGAAAAAATTTACCACGAAGGATTTAGATAAATTACCCCAAAGTGCAGTTAATAAAATTTATATTTCTATAGTTAGTTTTACAAAAGAGCCATTAAATGACCCAAACTAATAATTCCTATTCCTCCAGAACCATATGGAAGTGCTATTTTTGATAAGTACTTCCCTAGTGAGGAATGGGAATATTTTTTTACACTTTATACTAGTGAAATTAAAAGAATTAGTAATTATACAGGGTTAAATTTTAAAGAAGTACAACAGTTAGGAATTAGCGAGTACATGCTTTATAACAAAGAAAGTTGGATACAGAGCTTTAATAGTTATGAAGAAGGTAGGGAGTTTCTTAAAACCCTATGGAGACTACAACAAACCAAAGCAGATACAAAAGCTATAAGAAACTTCCAGGAAAGGAGGAGATAGCTTGGCAGGAGGAATACAACTAGCACCACTCATTACTCAGATGAAAGTTGATATTAGAAGCTTTAAAAGCGATATGGATAAAGTTAGGGTCGAAGCGGTGTCAAAAGCTAAGGAAGTGTCTAAAGGAATAGAAAGTGCTGCTAAAGTCGGAAAGAAGATGTCGGACATAGGTGGAACTATGACAAAGAAAGTCACATTACCTATTGTTGCAGCAGGAACTGCAGCAGCCAAATTCAGTATGGACTTTCATCAATCTTTGGCAAAAGTTAGTACAATAGCAGATACTACAAAAGTTCCAATAGGTACACTTAAAGATGGCGTAATAGATTTATCATCTAAAACTGGAATGGCAGCAACTGACCTAAACGAAGCATTATACCAAGCTATCTCAGGTTCCGTTGATACAGCTGACGCAGTAGACTTTTTAGGTGTTGCAGTTAAAGCAGCAGAAGGAGGGTTTACCGATACAGCTACCGCAGTTGATGGACTTACAACAGTTTTAAATTCTTATGGTATGGAGGCAGATAAAGCGGACAAGATAGCTAATCAAATGCTTATTACCCAAAATCTTGGAAAAACAACTTTCGGAGAATTAGCATCTAGTGTAGGTAAGATTACTCCTATAGCTGCACAACTAGGAGTAACTACAGAAGAATTATTTAGCTCTCTTGCATCAACTACAGCTCAAGGATTGGCTACCTCTGAATCTGTTACAGCACTTAAGGCGGCAATGTCTAATATAATAAAACCTTCAAAAGAAGCAGGAGAAGCAGCAGAACAATTAGGGATAGACTTTTCTGTTTCGGCTCTACAGAGTAAGGGTTGGATGGGTTTTTTACAAGACGTAAAGAAGGGCTTATCTAATGCAAGCCCTGAATTTGATAAAATGAGTAAAAGCATGAGCGATAATGCTCATAAAATGTTAGAACTAGAAAATGCGGGAAAGAAAGGTACTAAAGAATATAAGGAATTAAGCAAAGCACAAAAAAATGCAAGTAAAGATTTGGAGCTAATGGCACAGGCAGCAGATTCCCCAATAGGTGCTTTTGCTACAATGTTTGGTAGTGTAGAAGGATTGAACTCCATACTTATGTTAACTAGTGATAATGGGGCAGAAAAATATAATGCATCTATGCAGGAAATGAAAACTAATACTACTGCTTTAAATGATGCTTTTAATAAGATGGATAAAACCCCTGGAAAGGAAATGAAAAAAGCTCTAAATGATATTAAAAACTTAGGTATTGAAATGGGAGACATCTTAATGCCTGTTATAAGAGATGTAATAAAAGATATCAGGGGAATGGCACAAGGATTTAAGAGCTTAAACCCGCATACTAAGGAAGCTATAGTAAAAACTGCTTTATTTGCTGCAACTATGGGACCATTATTAAGTGCAACCGGAAAAACTATAACTGCATTTACTAAGCTAAAACCCGTAGTTAGTGGAGCTGCAGTTGCATTTAAAGAAGGAACTCCTTTGGTTGGGAAATTTCTTAATAAATTGAGATTAACAAGAACAGTAGGAGCAACTACAACAACAGCACTAAGTGAAGTTGGAACAGCAGCAACAGGAGCAGGGACGGCAGCAGAAGCTGGGGCAGTTGGATTTGGAGCGCTAACCACTGCGGTATTGCCTATAGTTGCTATATCGGCAGCAGTAGCAGGTGGGATTTATTTAGTTGGTAAAAACACAGAAACTATGAATGCTAATTGCTTAAAATCAAAAGAAGAGTTAGGGGTTGTTGGAAACGCATTAAAAGATTTTAATGGCGGCATCTCAATGAGCGCTAAGCAAATGGATAATTTAAATATAAAACATAAAGATTGGAGCGAAAAAGTATCCCCTGAAACTCAAAAAGCATTGACAGAAGTTTCAGATAAAATACAAAGATTAAATTTAGATATACAAAATACAAATGGTTTAGATGGGATCATAACCAAGCCGGAAATTGATTCCCTTATGAAAAGAACAGACGAATTATTTAAGGGTATACAAGATAGAATAAATGCTAAGGTTCCAGAATCACAAAAGAAGTTAGCAGATGTTTTTAAAGCAGATGATGGCAAAATAAATGAAAATGAAAAAGCTATTTTAGATCAGTTGAATAGAAGCCATGATAAAAATATTAAAGAACTTAATAAATATGATAATGAAATAAAAAAAATACTACAAAGAGCTTCAGATGAAAAGAGGGATTTGAAGCAAGAAGAGATAGAGAAAATACAAGAATTAACTATTAAAGCGGGGCAGGTAGAATTAAAAGCCACTGTTAAAAACAAGCAAGAGCTTGAAGAAACTGAAGCCCAATTTAATAAGCGTATGCAAAATGCAGATATGGAAATGATAAGTAAGGCATTGCAAGAAAAAGTTAAGGCAAGGGAAGAACAAATTAAAATAGAAAAAAAGAAATATGATGATCGAATAAAAATTGTTGAAGAAAATATACCAAGATTAACAGGGAAGGAAAGAGAATATGCAGAACAGTCTTTAGAAAAGTTAAAAGAAGACAAAGAAAAATCAATTTGTACACAGCAAGAAAAATACCAGGGTTACTTACAGGAAGCTATGAAAAAATATCCGGAATTAATTAATTTTATTGATACAAGCAATGGAAAAATATTAGATAATCAGCAGCAAAGTGATAATAAAAAATTAAATGAGTATATGAAAAACATGGAAAAAATGAATGGTATAACAAAAACAGGATATTATGAAGTAAAAGATACAGTAAAGAATGAAATGCACGGTTGTTACGTTGAGGTAGACGAAAAAAGTGGTGAAATTGTTGGTGTGTGGGATAATACAACTCACAAAGTGTATGGTAATCCAATTAAACCTCAATCAGATATAGCTAAAGATTTATTAAATGGTGAAAGATTTCAACCTATAAAAGTTGGTTATGATGAAAAGAAAGAAGCGATTAAAAAAAATGCTCTAGAAGTAGCTTGTAATAAAAATTACAACTTGTTTGACTGGGTACCAACTTTATGGGAAGGGGTAAAGAGCTCACTAAGCCCTATATCAGTTGGTACTACTGGCGGGAGTATAATAAATAGTGCATTTCATTACAACGGATTAGACAATGTACCTTATGATGGATATATAGCAAGACTTCATAAGAATGAAAGAGTTCTTACAGCTGAAGAAAATAAGGATTATACACAAGGTAATATTAATAGGAAAGGCATTAACGTTACCAATAATTTTTACGGAAGAGTTGATAGTCCTTATGAGGTATCAAAAGCTGCTAAAAGGAGCATGAGAGACTTATCTTTTGCTTAGGAGGTGGTATTTATATTTACAAGCATTGAATTAATTAATAAAGAAAACAAGCTATCTATTAACATAGATAGCTTTATTAAGGATACAGGAATACTTTTAACTCATTTTGAAGATGAACAGGTAAAAGGAGAGTTTAGTAAATTCAAAGGCGTAAATCAATATGGACAAAGTATAAATAGTGCATCTTTAAGTGAAAGAGATATAAGTATAGAGGGTATTATAATAGCGGACAACAGGGAACAGATAGAGGTACTAAAAAGGCAATTAGTTAGAATTCTAAATCCATTATATGATGTGTTATTAAAATACAACGAAGACCATATAAGTAAGGAAATAATAGTTAGAGCTGAGGAGATACCAGTGTTTTCTGCAGATTATAAGACTAACAATGAGAATGGACTAGCTTTTCAATGTTCTCTTAATGCACCTTATCCATTTTGGCAAGAACAAAGAGAGAATGTAACTAATGTTGAAACCTGGGAAGGCGGTTTTGAATTTGAATTCGAGATACCTTCTGATGGGATTGAATTTGCTAAGAAGGGTCCTAATTTTATAGAATTTACAAACCATGGAGATATAGACAGTCCTTTGGAAATATTTTTTAATGGACCAGCTTTAAATCCTGTAATTAAACTTAGAAATGATAAAGTTAATAATAAAGAAGCATTTATAAAACTTAATAAACGAATACAGGATAATGAAACTCTTTATATTTCTACTGCTTATGGTAATAAAAGAGTAGAAATTATTAAAAGTGATGGAAGTAAAGAAAATGCTTACAATTATATAGATACTAAAAGCACATTGTCTTTATTTAGTTTAGAGGTTGGTGTAAATATTCTTAGTTATAGCACGGATGGGGATTTTATTCCTCAAAGTGTAATTTTTAAATATAAAGATAAGTACTTAAGTTTGTAGGAGGTGATTTTATTGGCAGAGTTTGGAGGATTTTTTAATAGTGTTAATGGAGATAGGAAATATAAATCGGAGCATTTTGCAAACTATTTTAAAACTTTTATTACAACAGGAGTTAATCCAGCACCAGGAAGTTTAAAGGTTCTTAAAAAATCTAATACTCAAATAGAGATAGCTGAAGGTTCTGGGTGTATAAATGGATATTTATATTTAAATACATCTGCATTAACTAAAGCTATAACTGTAGGAACAACTAGACAAGATAGAGTTGTATTAAAGTGGGATTTAATAAATAGAACATTAAATATATCTGTTAAGCAAGGAACGACTGTACCTCCATCACTACAGAGAGATACGTCAGTATACGAACTTAGTTTAGCAAAAATAATAATAAGCGGTTCAAATTTTTCTATAATAGATGAAAGAACAGATATTAATGTGTGTGGGTTTATGAGTTTTACAGGTAAGGCAGATACACAAGAAATATGGAATAAATTTAATACAGAATGGGGAGATTTAAAAGACTTATGGCAAGATTGGTTCAATAATATGCAGGGACAAAGCATAAGAGGTATTTATATTCAAGAAACAACGCCATCAGGAGCAAAGGTGGGGGACATATGGATATAAGTACTATAAAAATAATAAATTCTAATTTTGACTTTTTAGGAGATATAGAGGATTATATCTCTTTTTATTTTGTAAGAAATTTTACAAAGGCTAAGGAATTTCAAATAGTTGCTCCTATAAAGTATATAAACATCTTAAAAGATGAACATATAATTTTTATTAATTCTAAGAAAGCTGGAATTATAGAAGAAGTTGAGGTTGATGAAAGTAAGAAAATAATAACTGTTAAAGGCAGAGATTTAAAATCTATTATGGGAAGAAGAATTACAGTACCACCTCAAGGAAAATCTCATGATGAGATAAAAGCCAATGCCGAAGAAGTCATAAAACACTACATTATAAATAACTGTATTACTCCAATAGATTCTAAAAGAAAGATTGAACAGCTAGAAGTAGCAGCTAATAAAAAAAGAGGTTCAATTATATCATGGCAAAGTAGATTTAAATACTTGGATTTTGAATTAGAACAAGTATGTAATGCTGCAGGTCTAGGATGGGAAATTTATTTAGATATTGATAGAAAGAGATTCATATTTGATGTGGTAGAAGGTGTAGATAGAACAAAAGATTATAATAGTAGAGTTATTTTTAGTGAGGAGTTTGATAATATAACAAATTCTACCCACACAAATAATTCTTTAAGCTATAAAACTATGGGATATGTAGCAGGACAAGGCGAAGGAGAAGATAGAGCAGTACAAGAAGTATTTAAAACTACAGATACTGGACTAACTAGAAGAGAGTTATTTATAGATGCAAGGGACATAGAAAATGAAAATAACTTAGGGGATAGAGCTAAGGCAAAATTAGCAGAGTGGGATTATATTACTAATATCGAGAGTGAGGTAATAAATTCTAATTTTGAGTATGAAAAGGATTGGGATTTAGGGGATATAGTAATACTTAAAAATAGCTTAGGGGAATCTTCGCAAAGGATAGCAGAAGTTACAGAAATATATGAAGGATATAGAAAAATAGAGATTGTTTTAGGTAGTGTTATACCATTGCCGAGTGAAAAGTTATCCAATGAAATAAATAGTATGCCAAGCAGTAGCGGATCAACTAAGATGTGGAGGCCTAACGTAGATAACAATGGAAATTTAGCATGGAGTTTAAACTCTTCTTTAGATATACCAGCGTTACAAAATATAAAAGGACCTAAAGGGGAACAAGGAACAATTGGACCACAAGGGGTACAAGGTATACAGGGAATTTCAGGAAAGAATTTAGAGTTTATCTGGAATGGTACACAGTTAGGAGTAAGACAGCAAGGGCAGACAAATTATATATTTTCTAATTTGCAAGGGGCACAAGGAGTTAAAGGTGATACAGGGTTACAAGGGCCACAAGGAACACAGGGTGTTCAAGGCCCAAAAGGAGATATAGGAACTCAAGGGCCCCAAGGACCTAAAGGAGACGTTGGACCAATGGGACCAGCTGGAGAAGGCGGAACACAAATAATAGTATCTAATATAGAACCTATAAATGCACCAGTTGGAACAGTATGGATATAAGGAGGTAATAGAATGGAAATAATTAAAAGGCCATTTAAAACAAAACAAATTGATGGTAATTGGGGGAAATGCTATTTTGAAACAAGTGAGGATATGATAAAAGATCAGGTACAGTCCTTAGGTTCTAGTGGGTATAGAAAATTACCGGGAGGTTTAATACTACAGTGGGGCTATTATTTAACTCCAACAGGTGGAAGTAATGGAATTGATAGAGGAGTATATTATAAAACTATTACGGGATTAAGGTTTCCCATAGCTTTTTCCTCCAGAATATGTAGTATAAATGCTACTTCCAATAACGCCAGATGTTGGGCATATGCAGCAGATAGTGGACGTTTAGATGGATTTAATTTAGGCTGTTCAAATATTATTACTGCAGATACAAACAATAATGTATATTTATTTTGGAGAGCTATAGGTTATTAGGAGGTTAATAGAATGAAATATATATATTTAGATAAAGAAGAATTTGGTTTTAAAGATGACGAGATTAATAATATAGAACAGACGGATATAGAAATAAAACAAGAAATCTATAATAAATTTTTTGAAGAACAGTCAAAAGGGAAGCAATTTAAAATAAAAAATTTAGAGGGAAAAACTTTCGAAGAAATATTCCAAGAAGTTATACCAGAGCCAGTAGATCCAGGAGTAGTTGAACCAAGTCCAGTAGAAAAGTTACAAGCGGAAAATGCAGAGCTACAGAAACAAATGGCTAAGCAAAATGAAAGATTAGATCAACAGAACAAAGCTATAGCAGAAATGATGAACTTAATAGCAATGCAAGGAATAACACCTTAAAGTAAGGTGTATTTTTTATGTTTAAAATAATTAATAAGATAAAAGAAAGGATGATTAATATGTTTAGTTTTAATAAAGAAAGTGGTTGTGTTAAGGTGTGGATAACTTTAATTCTTAATGGTACTTATAAAGTAGAGCAAGTACCTAATTTGCTTAATTTAAAAGAATGTGTAAATGAAGTTCTAGTAGATGTAGGTTCTGTAGAAGAAAAGAAAGAAGAAGTTACTACACAATAGATAAATAAGAGAGGTGTAAAATGAATAAAGAAGATATTTTTAACAGCATTATGGCGGGGGCAGGAACATTATTTACTTGTTTATTTGGCGGTTGGGATTTAGCATTACAGATATTAATAATATTTATGGTGTTGGATTATATAATGGGAGTTCTAATAGCTCTAAGTAATAAAACACTATCCAGTAATGCAGGATTTAAAGGACTTCTTAAAAAGACAGTTATATTAGTAGTCCTTATAGTAGCAGTTTCTTTAGATAAGTTACTTAATACTGGTAGTTGGGTTTTTCGTACCCTTGTTTGTTATTTTTACATAGCAAATGAGGGTATTTCTATTTTAGAAAATTGTGCATGTTTAGGAGTACCAATACCTGAAAAAATTACAGATGCTTTAGCACAATTAAAACAAGGAAATAAGAAGGAAATTAAAGAGCAGGAATAAACCTGTTCTTTTTTTATATTAAATTTTAGGAGGTAATATTATGAAAATAGGAATTGATTGTGGACATACATTAAGTGGAGCTGACTATGGAGCAGTAGGAATAAAAGCAGAATCTAATTTGACTAGAGAGGTAGGAACAAAAGTTATAGCTAAATTACAAACTTTAGGTCATACGGTTATTAAGTGTTATAAAGATAGTTGCAGTAGTTTAAATGATAGTTTAAGTTATAGAACTAATACAGCAAATAGTAACGGTGTAAATTTATATGTATCTATTCATTTTAATTGTTATAATGGTAGTGCTTATGGTACTGAAGTATTCACATATGGCGGTAAAGAACTTTCAGAAGCGAGACAAGTATTGAACAATATTTGTGTCTTAGGATATACAAACAGAGGGATAAAAGATGGTAGTAATTTATATGTACTAAAACATACAAAAGCTAAAGCTATGCTTATAGAATGTTGTTTCTGTGATAATAGAAACGATATGAATAGGTTTAATACCGAAAATATGGCTAATGCTATAGTTAAAGGATTGGTAGGTAAAACTACAAGCACACCAGTAAATAGTAGCTCAAGCACATCTAATCCAACACCAACTAATAAGAAACACCCATTAATAACTCAACTTTATGTAGAAATGTCCAGACAAGGTTTTAGCGCACCACCAACTTGTAGACAAGGAGCTAGAGGAGGTATAACTAAGACATTACAACAAATGCTTATAAATATAGGTTATCCAGTAGGCTCTTATGGTGCAGATGGTGTATTTGGTAATGGAACTGTTACAGCCATAAAAGCACTGCAGAAAGATTGCAATTTAAATCCAGATGGAATTGTAGGAAGAGAAACATGGAAAGCCTTATTTAGAAATTTAAAATAGATTTTTAAAAGGTGGTAGCTTCAACTAAGGAACTACCACCTTTTTTATTTGTTTAATATAATGAATATTGGGCAAAATTTACAAATAGTATTAAATAAGGCAAGTTTAATTATTAATTAAGAATATTGTAGAATATTGAAGTTTAAGTTCTATTATGGTATTATATAGAAAAAGATATAACTTGTACCAAAAACTTCAATCTTCTATATTAAGAGGTGTGAAGTATGGGAAGAGTAATAAATATTTTTAGTAGACAAGGGGGGAAACAAATGGATTTAAATAATAGAACTTATAATGTTATAGATATAGCTAAATATGTAATAAATAAAAGTATTGAAATGGAGACCCCTATAAGCAATCTTAAATTGCAAAAAATATTATATTTTATTCAGGGTGAGTTCCTTTCAGTATTAAAAAAACCAGCTTTCTTGCAAGAAATTCAAGCATGGAAACATGGACCTGTTGTGCCAGAAGTTTATTATGAATTTAATAAATATATAGCAGATGAGATCACTTCTAAATTTAATGATTTTAATGAAACAATTCTTGAGAAAAAAGACCGTAATATAATTGATAAAGTTATAAAAGATAATTTAAATAAAGATGCATGGAAACTAGTTCAAATTACACATAAGCAATCCCCATGGGTAGATAATTATAAACCCGGAGAAAATATCATTATACCAAATGATGATATAAAAAAATATTTTTGTAATAAGCATAAAAATAAGGAAAGAAACAAGGAAATATGAAGGATATAGAATGCAAAAAAATAAATTATCATGAAAGTTTTGCCGCAGAACAAGAAAAAGATAATGAAATTAAAAATATAATTAAAGATATAATAGATAAAGGTGTAGATGATATTGATGCTTTTATACAAAGATTTAGTGAAGTGTACAATCATGAGTATAGGCATAAGTATTCTGAGATACTGAAACTTTTGATGAAAATTAAGTCTGAATCAGGGGCTGAGTCATTAGATTACTTAGTATTAAATATGAATATTTTAAAAGAACATATTTCTTGTTCCCAATATAGTTTTAAGAAATCTTTTTTTAAACTGTATGATCATATAATGTTGGAAGTAACCCGAATACAATTATACTATGATTATGAAAAAAGAGAAAAGTTAATTGAAAGTAAAGTAAATACAGCTAAAAATCAGTTAGAGTATTATGGGAATTTATATAATAATTTAAGTACAGATATTAATGGATTATATTCAACTGTTAATAATGTTAATGAACAACTTCGAGATTCTAATGCACAATCTATATCTATATTAGGTATATTTTCAGGTATAGTTATAGCTTTCTTTGGTAGTATAAAAGTTACAGAAAATATTTTTTCAAATTTAGGTGAAAGCATAAGTAAATGTAGGATTATTTTCATGGCGGGCTTGGTAGGTTTTATTTTGTTTAACACTATTTTTGTGTTGTTATATTTTATTGCCAAAGTTTCTAATAAAAGCATTGCTACTGGTAATTTTAATAAATATTACTATGAGTGCTATGATTGGAATTGCTGGGATGAGGAAAAAGGAGCTTATAAAGAAAATAGTAAAAATGTAAAAAAATATAGGGAAATTTTAGATTCGCCACGTAAAAGATTGAAGATTAGATATCCTATTGTATATTGGTTTAATTTGTTTATGGTATCAATAATTATAATGTCGTTTATATTATGGCTCGCGAAAAATCAGACTATATTTATAATTCCGATAAAATTGTAATATTTATGTTGAAAAATAAAATATGATGTGTTTAAAAATAGTAGCTGTAGTATATGTTATAGCTACTATTTTTGATTATTTAAAGGGATTTTTTAACATTTGCAGAATATTAAATATAACAGCTTCCCAATAGGTTAATCATAGACCTCCTTCATAATATAAAAAAGAACCCCAATAAATAGGGTTCTTTTTTTGTATGGATTTTTATATATAGGTTGGTGATGCGTCTTGGTTTATTTTTATTATATCCAAGGTATGGATATTTTAATCAAGACTTTTATATTTACCTAAAATATGCTAAATTAATATTGATTACATATGAATGGGGGATTAAGTGAATGAAGAAAATACTATCCATATTAATGATAGCAATTTTAGGTTGTGTATTATTTGCAGGATGTGGTTCATCAGAAAATTTATCCGAAATGGAAAAAACAAGGAAACAAGTAAGAAAGTTAGAAAGTAAAGTAAAAGAAACATATAATGACGCGGAGGGCATGCTTGAATCCGATAGTAATGAATCAGATAAATATAGTTTTAATGTACACATAAACTTGAAAAGAGGAAATAAAACCGATAAGAATTTAAGTGATGAATATAATAAAATATGTAAGAAAATATTTAATAATATTCAAGCGGATGCAGCTGGAATAGAAAAAATTCATAAATTAAATTTTATAGCTATAGTAGATGATAAATCTATAGAAGACTCTAGTGTAACAGCATATAAGCGAGTTGAGGAGGATGGAACCTTTCATTTAATAACATTGAGTGATGCAGGGGACTTTAAGGTTAAAACTAAAGCAGAAAAAGAAGAAGAGAAAAAGGTTGAAGAAGAAAAAGAAAATAAAGCCAAGGAAGAAGCGGAAAAGGAAGTTAAAGAAAAAGCAATAAAAGAAGAAAATAAAGCTACTTTAATAACAACTGCACAAGAAGTTGTTAAAAAGAATTTAAAAGCCCCAAGTACAGCAAAATTTCCGTGGAGTTTTGATGAATATAAAATTAAAGAAACTAATAGTGAAAATAAAGATATGGCAATCTATTATGTATCTGGTTATGTAGAGGCGAAAAATAGTTTTGGGGCTAAACTAAGAAATAATTTTGTAGTTAAAATGGAATGCGCAAAAGATTTTAGCAAATATAAAGTGTTAGATATAAACATAACAGAACAGTAA